CTAGCATAACTTTGTTGATAATATCTTTTGCATCTTAATAAATTATTAGCAAAAGATTCATGTTGAAATGGTGGTATAGTAGTTGAATCAAAACTTCCTACTTCCATTTGGATTCCAGTGATAAACCAATTATTCGAAGTGCTACCTAATAAATCTAAATTATCACTTGCAGTTGTAGCATTACCATTAGCTTGCCAGTTATCGGCTGAAGCACCTCTCCTATTTGACCCTGCTCCTAGCCAAAATTGAAGTGCAACTGCGAAACCTGTACCAGTTACTTTTGTTTCACTCGTTGATGAATCTAGTGTAATTGAAATAACTTTTTTCTCCCAAGTATCTGCTGAACTTATACTATAAGTTTTATGATAAATTCTTGTATCTGTACTATTTTCTGATGAGCCATTATCACTCAGTTTTACAGCAAATGAATAACTACCTGTTCTGTTTGACCTAACATAAAATGCAATTGTTACCGTATCAGGTGATGCTACATAATAATTTAAGAAAGAGGTAGATGTTCCCTCTAATTGTGTTTGAAAGTACATTTGATTGTTTGCATTTTGCGAAGTTTCTGCTGTTGTGCAGAACACTTTGACACTATTAGTAAACCCCTGTCCTGATGGTACAGTTGTTGATTGGTCTACTTGATAAACACCGCTACCTGCATTAAATAAACTTGTTTCAAATCTGTCTAAATGATACCCAACTCCTGTTTGTGATGTATGACTTGTACCTCTTTGAGCTATTTGCATATCACCATTAATGATAATGGGGTTAGCATTAGGTCTATTAGTTACATGGTCTAAATTAGATAACGGTAAAGTACCTGTTACTGCTGGTATGGTTACTGTATTAGTTCCAGCTTGTGCTGGTACAGTAATTGTTACATCACCCGAAGTGCTACCTTTTAATTTAATACTGCTCATTAGTCTGCCTCCGCTATGGTGTTACCATCAATAGCCGCCCATGCTTGAATTGCTTGGTAGTCTGAATTATCTGTTGCATGTGGTACATATAATTTTGCACCATCTGTAAGTGTAACTTCTAAATTAGCCTGTTCACCACTTAGCATCACATGTTTTTTTACTGCTTGTATGTTATCTTTATCCATTATAACTCCGCATCTCCTCTAACATAATGTCCATCATTAATACCTATAGGACAGGCTTGTCCAGAAGTTAATCCAGATGAACCTGACAAATCTAAAAATACCATGTTTTTTGTAGACAATGAATTAGTTACAGTAGTAAAAACTGGTTTAGGTGCGCCTGCTCCATTCAAAGGTAAAAACTCTCCTACATCAGAAACTGATACAGTTGGTGCTGTTCTCATTTCATTAATTTGCCAAGCACCATAACCTCTACCTGTGCCTTGAGCTAAACCAATAGTTGGATATCTTGTGCTACCTGTATCATTTTTTTCTTGCCATAAATACCTTTGACATCTAATCAAGCTATCACCATACGATTCATGTTGGAAGGGAGGTATGCTGTTCGCATCAAAGTTACCTACTTCCATTTGTAAGCCTGTTAAGTACCAATTATTGTCTGTGCTGTCTGCTAGATTTACTTGCCCTACAGCTAAATCAGTTGTTGTTAATGTATCCCAAGAAGTTTGTAAAGTTCCAGAACTAATATTACTTCCTGCAACTAAATAAAAAAGCATATAAAAACTTAAAGCATTATCATTATCTAAAACACCTGTAGTATCTCCTGCAAAATAAACAACTTTCTTTTCCCATGTATTAGCACTTGAAACTGTATATGTTTTAGATATTGCTCTGTTATTATCATTATCTATTAAAGTTAAAATATGTGTTCCTGTTTTTGCTGATTTAACCCAAAAAGCAATACTAACACCTTCCGCAGAGGATGTTCCTTTTTTAAGAAGTTGTACTTCTTGCCCTTCAAATTTATATAGCATACTTAGATAATCTCCAGCAGCAGGAGAAGCATCTGCTGTTGTGCAATCCATTTTTAAAGATGTTCTAAAACCACTTCCTGTCGGTGTATCTGTGCTTTGTGTTTGTGTCCATGTTCCAGCACCATTTAAATTAGTGCCTATTCTATCAACTGTATAAAATCCTGCTGTTGTAATACCTGTAACACTTGTACTTCTTTGTGCTACTGCCATATCACCATTAATAACTAATGGTTTAGCACTTCTTCTATCTAAAGCTACTGTGTTATCTGTTACTGTGCCATGTAATGTTAGTGCCATTATTCACTCTCCAATGCTGTTATTCTTGCTTCAAGTTCTTGTATAGTTTTAACCAATAATGGTACAAGTTTGCTTTGGTCTATACCTTGATAATCAGGATTTCCGTCTTCATCGACTGCATCTTTAGCACCTGTAATTGCTTCTGGTACTATACTTGATACTTCGTGTGCTAAAAATCCATCTACTAATGTATTACTATTATCTGCGATAAAATTAAATCTAGCTGGTTTAAGTTGTTTTAATCTTGCAGTTGCATCAAAAGTATAACTAACATTTTCTTTTAGTCTATAGTCAGAAGATGTATTGTAAGAAGTTGCTGAACCATTTGTTCCTATAGAGCCAACAGTACCATTATCATTCTGAAAAGTTATTCTTTCAGAATTGCCAGTACCAGTCGTATGAATATTCATTCCTCTAGTTCCAGCAGTATGATTTAAAGCAAGATTTGCATTATTAGCATCCGAAACATTACTAGCATTAGTTACAAATAATTGACCACCAGCAGTTATTTTTACTCGTTCAGTATCAGTACCGCTACTTCTACGCAAAAAAGTTAATGAACCATCACCGTTATCTTGGTCTAAAATATGACCATGATTACCTGATGTTTGTTTTAAAAATATATTGTCTGATGCTGCTTCAACAGTTAATGTTTTGTCAGGGCTACTAGTACCTATTCCTACTTTACCATCACTTGCCATGTGTATTTTAGTTGTACCATTGGCTTGTATATCAACTTCACCACTAGTATCAGAAACTATCTTTAAACCATCACTGGTATCTGCATTAATTTTACATGTCATAATATCACCCATCTTTGTCCACTAGGGACGGTTACTGTTACACCACTTGCTATTGTCATTGGTCCTACACTAAAACCATTTGAGCCTGAAGTTATTGTATAGTCAGCAGTAATGTCATCTTTATTTTCGTATACTGCACCACCTGCTGAAGCTCCGCCACCAATACTTCCCCAAGCAGAACCATCATAACCTTCAAAACCACCTGTAGTTGTGTTAAATCTAATAAATCCAGCAGAGGGTGAGCCATCTCTTTGAGCTGTTGTACCACTTGGTAGTCCACCTGAACCTGTTGTTGATGTTTGACTAACATAATCAGATGAATCAAATGCTTTTACTTGTGCTAGATTAGTTACTTCACTATCCATTAATGCACCTGCTGCTGTAACATTAGCTGTGTCAGTTACATCTGCACTAGCTTCAATACCGTCTAATTTAGTACCATCTGTAGCTACATCTCTACCATCAAATGTAGAGTTAGTAGTAATAGCACCAGTCATTGCACCACCAGATTTAGGCAGGGCGGCATTAGCTGTAGTATTGGCTGTTACACCTGTAGCAATATCAGTGTTAATTGAGTTAGCTAGTTTATCTGCTGTTACTTGGTCATCACCAATATGTGCTGTATCAATACTACCGTCTGTATAGTGTTCAGAATCAATAGCATCATCAGCTATCTTTGCTCCAGTAACAGCATCTGCTGCTATCATTCCTGTTTCTACTGCACCAGAAGCAATCGTAAGTTCTGTTGCACCTGTTACATCACCAGTATGTGTAACATTAGATACTTTAGCAGTATTAGCAGCAATAGCTGTATTAATTGCATTTGCTAGTTTAGCTTCTGTAACTGCATCATCTGCAATATGAGTTGTGTCTATAGAACCATCTGTATAATGCTCTGAGTTAATTGCATCATCTGCAATCTTAGCTCCTGTTACAGCATCAGCATTTATCATAGCAGTTTCTACTGCATTATTTGCTATAGTAATAGCACCAGTATCAGCTAAAGTAGCATCACCGGACATTACATTATCTATCCATTTAGATGTGCCTGTATCGTATAACAACATAGCACCATCTGCTGGAGATGTAATAGTAGTGTCGTTTAACTCAGCAAGAGTATCTGCTGTATCTACTTCTGTATCTACATATGCTTTAACTGATTGTTGGGAGGGGGCGGCTGTGGCTGAATTACTAGCCATATCATCTTCGTCTAGTATTACTACACTTGCAGCGGAACTTGCTGCTGCTGCTGCAGAACTTGCTGCATTAGTTGCTGAAGTTGCTGCTTCACTCGCTTTAGTTGTAGCGGTGTCTTTACTACTAGAAGCTTCACTTGCTTTTGTAGTAGCAGTAGTTGCAGAACTTGAGGCTGAACTTGCTGAAGATGCTGCTGCGGTTGCTGAATCACTTGCTGCTGTTGCAGATGCTGCGGCTTCTGAAGCCTTTGTTGTTACCGTAGTTACTGTAACATCATCATTTGCACTACCAGCACCACCTGTGCCTCTAAATATAGCCATTCAAAACTCCTATACAATAGTAAAAGGGAGACTACGGATGTAGTCCCCCGATTTGTTTCCTTACTTAGGAACAGCGATTACTAAACCTGATTCAGGTCTAACAGTTTTAACACCGTAAAGTGTATCAGCTGTCATTAAATCACCAAGATACTCTTGTTTGTATTGAGTTTGAGTTCTAACACCCATTTGCTCAACTAAAACCATAGCATCTCTTTGAGCCATAATTGCACCGATTGTGTCAACAGCAGAAGCTGAGTTAGCTGCAGCTGTTTCAACTACTGGTAAATTATTAGATACAAAAATATCTACACCATATAGTTGACCAATTAAGCCGTTTTGTACTGGAGCAGAGCTTACAAAATCTGCAGATACATAACGGTCAATGCCCATTATTGTACTACGAACTGATGGAGGGATTACTAAAAATCTACCATCCATTGGAGTATCGTTATCGTCTAGTTCTTTTACTAACTCTCTAAAAGCTAAATCAGTAAATAAATCTGTTACTGCAACTGTATCAACTGCATAAGCAGCAATACCGTTAGAGCCATCAACATAAAAACTGTTAGAGTGAACAAAGTCAGAGCCAGAACCATTATCATCACCAAAAGTTTTACATAGTAAACCTAAGTCAGAATCAACTTGTTTGCCTAATGCGTAACCAGCATCTTCTGTGTAAAATCTTCTTAGTGAAGGTTGTGCTTGAACATCAGTAATATCTTCTATTAAACGAGAATATTCATAATGTTTGTCTATTGATACTTGAACTTCGCTTTCAGTAGCTGCAATCAATGTTACTTGAGTTGAAGCTGACTTAGCGGAAGCAGAGCCACGAGTTGGTTTAGGAATGTGAATTGTATCACCTTTCTTCCCAACATGTGACATTCTATTTACAGCATTAGCTAGTACAAGATTGTTCTTGTAAGCTGCTATGATTTCATCCGACCAAATTTCAGGGATAAATGTAGCTGCTGTAGTATTTGTTACATGGTTTGAACCTAGTGCCATTTTATACCACCTTTAAGTTAAAGTTAAAATTATCTAACTCTCCCTTCTTCATAAGCCTTTTGTATTTCATTAATATTGGCTCTATATTTTTCAGGATTGTTAGTCATTAAATTGACTATATCTGAACGCTTATAGATTTTACGAGATACAGGTTCTCCTGAACCTTTACCACCGGTAGAAGCTGCTTTACGCTGCTGCTTACGGTCTTGATTATTAATAGCTTTAGTTTGTTCAACGATACCTTTGCGTTCCTTCCAAAATGAAAGTAACTCATCAGCAGCATCAAAATCATACTTATCTGCTCTTTCTAATAACTCTACTCGTACTTTTGAACTTTTCACCCAATCACCAAATGCAGGGTCTTTTACAATATCCACATAGTCAGGGTGTTTAGTTGTAAGCTTTCCAAGAACTTCTTGTTCATTTTGTTTAGCAAGTAATTCTTTTATTTGCTTCATTTCCTCAGAACCAGCTACTGCTTTAGCTACTGCTTCTTTTGGATTATCAAAAAAATCTGGTTCAACATTGTCAGTGTTGCTTAAGTTTTCTTTAGTTTCACTAACCTTATTCTTAATAAATTCATCTACAATTTTGCGAAGTTCACCAACTTCTGCACCTTGTCTGCCTACTAATTTTTCAGCTTCTTGGTGCATCTGTACAACTTCTTCAATACTTTTACCAGCATACTTACCTTCAAGTTGTGGTTTTTCTGTATCTTCTTCAGTTGCTTCAGCTACTTCTTCTATTTCAGCAGTTTCCTGAGTTTCTTCAGCTGCTTTTGATTCTTCCGGTTTTTTATCAATTTCTGTTAATATATCTACCAGTTCTTCATTTTCTTGTAAACTTACTTCGTTTTTATCAAGGGGTTTTGTTACTTCAGTCATTTAATGTCTCCGTACTTTAAAAGTATTGTGGGGTATTAATTATTTTTAGCACCGGCTTTCTCGTGTTCTCTCGCCCATTTATCGTGATATCCGGGAAAGGTATGGTCCAACCTAAAGTTAGTTGGAGAAATTATCCGATTGCTTATTAAACCACAGACAGGGCATTCTACTTCCTTTACATTGGATTTGGTAAAATGTTCTGTTGTGTGTCCATCAGGGCAGGTAAAATCAAACAACATTAAGCTCATTGAAAGTTCTCCTGTCCTTCTGTACTTATGGTTTCTGATTGTAAAGTCTCGTATGTGTTTTTTACAGAGGTTTCCCAATCAAGAATCCAATTCAGTATTTCTATTTGTCCTTGTGCTAAATGTAATTGTTTTGCATCTTCAAGGGCTAATAGATTAATAGATTCTATAACATTTTCAGTATCTTCTTTAAACTGTTTCCAACCATCAGTCATAAAAAGTTCCAGATAATTGTTATAATATTTTTCTAATTCTTGGTCTATCATCTTTTCCTTATTATATCATATTTATACTATTTTGTCAAGAATTATTATCTGAAGCCATTTTTAATTGAGACTCCGATATTTTTTCTTTAACATCTAGTTCTTTTTCTTTTAGCTCAAGTTCAGCATATTTAACAAGTCTTTCAAACTCGTCTAGTCCTACAGACTTAGCTAATGCTGCTATTCTCTTAGTTTCTTCCTCTATAGGTAGTAACTGAGTTTCAACATTGTTTTGTTGTATTCTTGATACAATTTCTGCTGTTTGAGCTTTAAGGTTTTCAATACTAGACTTAGCTTGTTCAACAACCATTTGTTGTTGCATTTGTTGTAGTTGTTGTTCTTCAGGATTAGGCTGATTAACTTGTCTTAGTTGTGCTATAATAGCTTCTCTATTAGCTAATCCCATATTGTCTACGATAGACTCAACCAACATTGGATACATTGGGGAATCTGGCGACATTGTTTGTAGTAATTGTACTAGCTGAGTTACTTCATATTCACGAGCAATAATACCTAACGAACTAGATGCTACAAACTTATAATCTTTTGCAGGGTATAGTTCAGGTTCAAACTGCATATATCTACAAGCAGCTTTTTCAACTAACGGAATTAAAAAGTTTTCTTGGAAATTAATTAAAGTACGCTTATGTCTTTTAATAATAGCACCTAATCCCATAGATATACCAGCTGCTGTTGCTTCTCCGTTGATAGAGCCGGGGATACCAGCTGAATCAATAGCACCTGTAGCTTGTTGTATCATAGTTTGTAGCTGTGCTGCTTGACTAAAACTTACTTGGTCTAGTTGTCCAAAGTTCATAGGTGTTAAAACTTCTCTAGGATTACCGTTAGTTAAAATAGTTTTTCCCGGTCTAACATCTAACTTAGCACCTCTAGGCATACGAGAAGCATCTATACCCATCATAGGGTGTACAGTTAGTGCTAGGGCATCAATTCTTGCTCTCATTTCTGTATCTAATGCTTTTTGTGAGTTGTATGCTTTTTCACAAATACCACGACCCCAGAATTTAAATGGTACAGTGTCCCAAGAAAACGCAATAACTGGTCTATCTTTTTTCATGTATGGATTGCGTTCTACTTTTAAAACTGTATCGTCATTAGCTATAACTACAATAGCTTCTGTGTAAGTTGTTTTATTACCTTCTTCATCTTCCATCATTGTAGGAAACTCTACAACTTCATCTTCATCTGCTTCAGGCATATCTTCATCTTCCAACAAATCTGTTGGTACTAAACCATAGTATTTAGTTAGTTTAACCATGTTTTGTGTATCTAACATATTAACTTTACTAGCATCTTCTAGGTCAGAATCACTAGAAACGCTTTCTATTTCTACATTACGATAAATACCGGAATCAATACCTTGTTGTATGCTGTGCATTGATACCATTTTTTCTATAGCTACACCTAAAGCATCATCTACATTAGTAGCTAGGGGGTCTATTAAAAAGTTTTGAGGCATAATAGGGTCTATACGAACTATAACTCTTTCTCTTTTTTCTACTCCAACTGCTGTTAAACCCATTTCAGGCTGTGCTTGACTGGTAGTTTTTAATTCTGTCATTTCATCTAGTATTAATTCACCAATACCATTACCAAATATAGCGGAATTTAGTAAACATTCTGCAATAGAACTACGAGCTTTTGCAAAATGCATATCTTCTTCTAACTGATTTCTTATAATAGCTATATCCGCTGGGTTAACATCTTGTAAATCATCTTTAATATCAAAAAATTTACCACGACCAAAAGTAGCTTCTTCTATTTCTGCTACTGCTGACTCTACGGCTTGTTGGGTAGCAGGACTAATTAGTCTTGAGCGTTCTGACTCTCTCATACTATCAGATTTATCCCATATACCACGCCATATGCGGTAATATTCATCATGTTTTTCTTGGTAATTGCTTTGATAATGGTCTCTCCACATCATGCATTTATCCATAATCCAGTCTTTTAAAGACATTTTAGTATACATTTCGTTGTTGTTATCCATATTTTAATATCCCGCTATAGTGTCAAGTGCTTCAAAATTATCTTCTTCAAAATCATAATAGTATGTTATTTGTGCTAATTGGTCAATGTAAGCTAATGAGTCAACCAAGTCATCATGTACTTGTGGGTTAGGAAATTGAAATAGTTCATCTAAAAATTTTATATTCCATTCACCTTTGTTAATCATTATTGTACCATGTTCAAACCTACCTTGTAATGCTGCAACAATTCTATCTACTTTACGCTTATTACCATGTGTTAGTTCTTGTATAGTAAAAAACATATTTCTTTGTCGCATCATATCAGTTAGGGGTGACATAATAGCTTGTTTACTTATACCTTTTTCAATACCTACACCTAGTGGTTGATACTTTTCTACTGCTTCAAATATTCTTTCCGCAGTTTCTTCAAAAGTCCAACGACCATGTATAATATCGTCTACCCACCAACCTGATTCACTTACCTTAACACAAGCAATAGATGTACTATCTAGCTTAGTTTTCTTTTTCTTTTTAGCTGTAGCTTCTTCAAAACCTGCCATATCAATAGCTATATAGTAACTACCGTCTTTGGGTTCTTCTGTACCTACTTGTATCCATTCTTCCTTAAACAAGTCAGAGCCTTGTGCTTCAAAGGAAGCCATAAACTCTTGTCTAAATGCAAAAGAAGACATACTTTTTTTAGCTTCATCTATTTCAGTTGCATCCAACAATGGATTGTCATATGAAGTAAAATGCCAAGCATTCCAAGTATCATCATCTCTTTCAGCAAACTTATATAAATCGTAAAAATGGTTACGACCCATTGGTGTACCGATAAATAAAGCTCCGCCTTTTTGGTCAGCCAGTGCAGGTCTTAATATTTGTTCCCACACTTCCGGTTTCATATCTGCGTACTCATCCATTACTAAGTACTTGAGGGATACACCCCTCATAGTTTCCGGTCTATCTGCACCTTTTAATGATATAGTAGCACCATTAATTAAAGTTACTTGTAAATTGTTTATATGTGAATTTTTAATTACTGGATTACCTATGTTCAGTAATACTTGCCACATAATATCTCTAGCTTGTCCTTGTGTTGGAGCAACATAAAACACATGTCCAGCTTTTGCTTGTAGGGCGTAGTATAATAATAAATATACAGCTAGTAATGTTTTACCGGTACGCCTACCTGCAGCTACTACTTTAAATCTTACTTTACTATTCCAAACTTTTTGTTGCCAAGCTAGTAATTTTATATTTAAGTCAGTACTCAAGTTTTACCCTCATATAGACCTATCGCTTTAGCTGTAGCTACCATCCTATCCTTTATTTGTTTAGGGGTATCTTCATCTTCATATTCAGCATTACGCAAAAACTCTCTTGCTGATTCTATGTATTTACCCTTGTTAAATAAAGCTACTGCACTAGGGCTACCACCTAAATCACCACGATAAGTGGATTGTACTAACTCAGCTTGTAGTGTTTCTGGTAGTTCATCATAACTAGGTATTAATTTTCTGGTTAAATCTTCGTGGTACTTAAAAGACTCCTTAAAAGTTTTAGTTAACCATTTACCTGTTTGTCCTACCCCTGTGGTCTTTATCCCTTTAGTACAGGTATAAATACCGTCTACATAACCTTCTAACTCAACTGTCCTACATTCTTTGTAACTTAGTTTTCTTTTCTCTTTCTTTTCTATGGCAGCTATCGCTTGTTTGCCATGTAGTACTTTAGCTTTCTTTTTAACTACTTTCTTTTTCTTCTTCGTCACTGTCATGGATATTAACCTCCTCTACATCTGCTATATCTGTAATATCTGTAATATCTTTAGGTTCTTCCCCAATAATAGTTGTTTCTCCTCCAACTCCTGTAATAACAATATTTACGGCAGCTTTACCACCTAAATTTTTATCTTTATCAAAGTACGATAAAGGCATAATACGGTCAATCAATAACTTCCAAGCAGCTGATTGTGATTTATGGTTATCATCTAGGGCTGCATTAAGTATAGAATCAATTACTTTACGGGATTTGGGGGAGGCTAACAGTCTAGCTTTGTATTCTCTAATTGCATCTGCATCACCTTTAGGTCTGCCTACTGCCCCTCTATTACCTTTCTTTTTAGATTCTATTAAATCTTTTTTAGGTCTACCTTTTTTCTTTACCATAGCTTTATCCGTCATTAGGAGCTACCTCACAATTAATTATTTTTTAAACATTTTAGTCATTTGTTGAACACCGAAGGAAGCAGCAAATACAACACCTACTGCAGTTTTGTAGAAATCAGGCATGGACTCAAGGGCAGCGAAACCACGAGTAACAATATCTTCGTGACCTGTAAAAGCTAGAATTAAGGGAATGGAAACGAGAATTGTTAACCACTCATCCTTCCAAGAGTTATTACTAGCTTGAGCCATAGTTTGATTCCACTCTAGTTCACCAGCAGCTACTTTGCGTGATATTTCGGCTTGAGCCTTTGTGGTAACTAGCTGTGCCTCTTGCTTTGCTTTACTAAGCTCTTGCTTACCCTCCAGCCATGTTTTACCTAAACTTACGATTGGACCTATTAAGTTAATCATCTATGTTATCCTTTTAAAATGCATAGTTATGCCCTTATATAAAAAACAAATAAGAGTTATATAACACAAGGGGAAAATAAAACTAATAATAATATATCTTGTTAATAGTTTATATCTATATAAACAATATAATATATAAGGTATTATATCATATTTTTAAGCAAATGTCAATATATTACCCCTAGATGGATATAACCGTAGTAATATTCTAGGGGTGTGTTCTTACACCTAACACTTCGTGTCTGGCTGTCCTTTTTCTGCAATTTTTTTTACAGTCCCTGACCCCTTATAACCCAGTAATTTTCTAAGGTTTAGCCTTTTCGTCTCTTTCGTTTATTTTCGTCAATAAAACAGGGGTGTGCCGTCTCAACATTCCCACTTTTTTGTATCTGGGGTGGTACTACAATAAATTATCCGCCCCAAGCCCCTCCCCCACCCCATAACCATATTAGAATATTATAATATTAGCAGGGGCAAGGGCGGAGGCTTGCCCCAAACAGCTACTCAGAATTGGGAAGGGTGTGTATCAGGGGCGGGAACTTACACACCCCAAAACAATGGCACAAAATACCCCACCTGTATTTTAAAACTAACCCTCATAAATTTTACTTATGACCACGATAAAAACATTTCATTGGTATTTTTATTGCTAACTGTTTAATATGCATTTGTAAGTTAAATTAATTAATAGAGGATAAATAATGAGAACATTTAAATTTAAAGTAACATGGATATCATGTTTTAAAAAACCAGATATATTCCTAGTGAATACAATAGAAGAAGTAGAGCATCTAAAATATCATGGTAAAGAAGAACAGTTTTTGGTTGAAATAGAAGAAGGTAGTTTTAAATTATAAATAACAATGGGGAAATAAAAATGACTTTAACAATAGAAATTAAGAATGTATACGGTAATGATTTAATATATCCAGTATGTGATACAGCTAAAAAACTATGTAGTATCACAGGATATAAAACATTCAACACAAATACTATTGAGACATTAAAAGAAATAGGATATGTGTTTAAAACTGATTCAATTAACTTATAAAAAGAGGAGAAATAAAAATGAGAGTATCAAACATGCAAAGCACAAACGGCAATAAGATTGCCAATCAATTTATAATAAATGATAACGGTAAAATGTTCTTTCAAAGTTATAACAGCATTATAGCTATGATTGATAATGATGGTAAAATATACCTAGATAATTACTACTGGGATTATTCAGTTACTACATCAAAGTATAGAAATATATTTTTGAATGAGAAAAAACCAGTTACAGAAAAAAAGATTAAGGATGGTTTATATACATTAACTAACTTAAATGAGGATAAATAAAAATGATTACTTTTACAATTACTTATGGAGCAATAATGTTATTAAGTTTCGTATTTTTTACATTATTTGTAATACTAATATGTTATTTATTTAATGATATGTACTAATGGAGATTAAGATTATGATAGAAGATAAACACAATCAACATGAAGAATATATGACACTAACTGAGGTAATCTGTAGCACAATATTATTTGTATTAATGTTTGCTACAGGTTGGCTATTTCTTTTAATAACTTACTAACGGAGGATTGAAAATGAATGATACAGAGTTTATGGAATTAGATGAAGAATTGTACAAAGCAATACAAAATGTTGTAACAAAATTTAGTGGGATAAAAGAATTTGAATTAAATGCTGATAGTGATACTTTTAATGCTTATTGCGACTTGCGTAATATTATTGTGTTACAGCATTACAAGAGAGGAGGTGAAAGATAATGATTAAACAAAGCGAACTCCCAGAAGGCATTGAGAAGGCTATTCAATTATTGATAAGAATAATTGTTAACCATAAACCAGATACAAACCAGCAATTAGAAATTATAAGAGAGATAGGAAAATTAAGAGATGATATTGTATATGAAAAACAAAGGAGAATAGATGAAAAACAATAAAAGAATAACAGTCAGACCAGAACACAAAGCATTAAATAATGCTATAAATAAAGGGCTTATGAATAATCCAGCAGATTATAGATATTTATATACTAAGTGTTATACACTAGATAATGAATGGCATGATATATTTTTAAATTTGAATACTAATGACCATGAATCAGTTAAGGTGGAAGTATGGGCGGAACAAGACGACAGAGAAGAATAAAACAGTTAGAAAGATGGTTGAAAAGATTCGACAGTGCAAACCCTTATATGGCATTCTTTCATATAGGTACTTCTAAACAAGAAGTAAAAAGGACTAAACAAGAACTAAAAATTTTACAACAACAACAAGAGGAAAATTATGTTAATACATCAAACTACAATAAATGATGAAGTAAAAGATTTACAACGAAATAAAACCATTGACTATTTAATTAATTATTTGTGGGAAAAAGATTATATAACAACATTAAAATTAATTAATTTCGCTTTGGAAGAAATGGCAACAGATAGTATAAAAGACAGAGAGGTGAATGATGACAGATAAAGATTTCATAAAAGAAGTATTTGAAATTGCATTTGGAGAAGGTTGCATGGAATGTGATGTTCCTTATGATAAAGAAGAAGTCTTAAAAAAACTAATGGAGTTTAGCAATAACGCCCTTAAATGGGAAACAGGAGAAGAATGAATCCCATACTATTTATAAAACTATGCCTGTTATCCCTCCCTGTTTGGATATGGATAATAATATCAACACTAATTTATTATGCAGAAAAAATATAGACAAGTTAGTATGGAAGGGTATAATAATTTAATGAGTAAGAAAATATGGATTGTACAGCAGTTTAGAGCTGATGTAACGGAATACGAAATAGTGGCGGACTCCCAAGATGAAGCTAGAAAGAAGTTTAAAGACGGAGATTATGAAATTTCCAATGAGTATTCTTTAGATGGTATTGGAGACACTTGGGCGGAATTAGAAATAAATTTAGACGACAAAGAAAGTAAGAAAAAATTACATTAATACTTGCTATGTTTGAGGGGTTTTATAGCCCCTCTTTTTTTGTTCTCCTCATATTCTAATTCAATCTCTTTGATAATTTCTTGGCATTCAGAGCATGTATCCATAAAATTTCCAGATAAGGGGTGGGGTAATTTATATCTTCTGGTACATTCTTCACAAGTTAAAATTAAATTACAAATCTGACATCTCAAAATAACTCCCTATATAATTACCCCTTTTATCTCCTTATAAAAACAGCCAAATTGGCACAGATAAACAAAGAAACCCTAAGAATATAACGAATAATCTTGAGAGTTCTATTGGAGGTACTGATTTACTGGCTAAATGTCTTGTAACTTTAGGACTCATAACAACATTTACACCGTTACTCTCCATTAACTCTTTGTCAACATCTGATAATCTTTTATCTGTCATTAGATATATCTCCATTGTTAGTTAATCATATGTGATGAAAGGATAACTTTGTATTTTTCATCATTGCTGTAAGTCAATATTAATAATAATAAATGTTACCCTTACAACCACAGGTAGAGTTTACCATATTTTTCGTTAAAAGTATATAGCTGACCTTAAAATAAATATATTGACATTTTAAAACCTTATTCGTTAATATATCGTAAACAGTTAGGAGGAAATATGCCAAAAGAAAATAAACCAAAAACTTTACAAGATGTTATTGATAATGATATTCAGATTACTGAAGAATTATTAGATGACATGAAATTAAATTGGTGTTTAAATGATGCATGTGATTATATTGAAAAACATAGTAGAGAGCAATTCATAAAAAAGCTGGATAAAAGGTTAGAGGAAAAATAAATTTATGGCTCAAACTAGAGGAAAACCGCTATACAAAATAGCTTGTACGGACTGCGGCAGCAGTGATGCTAAACAAGTATTTCTTCAAAGTAATAATAAAAAAGATGCATATTGTTTTGCATGTGATACTTATGACTCAATGCAAGACACAACTAAAATTAAATACAAAGAGGAATCAACAGTTATGACTATGCCAGATATCAGTAACTTAAAAAGTTTAGAGATACCTGACCGTTTTATTCGTAAAGAAATAGTAAACCATTATGAAGTTAAATTAGCTTTGAGTGAAACAGACGGAAAAACAATTACTGGACATTATTACCCTGACCATAACAACGGTGAACTAATAGGTTATGAAGTTAGAGATTGTATTAATAAAAATTTTAAAAGTATTGGTCAAAGAAAAAACTCTTTTGATTTATGGGGTCAGAGTAAAGCACCCCTAGCCCGTAAGTTATTTATAACGGAGGGTAGACTAGATGCTATGAGTTTGTATCAAGTTATATTAGATAATACCCCTGCAAAGTACGGTAAACCTGCGGTTGTATCGTTAACCAGAGGTGCAACAGGTGCTAGTAAAGATTTACTACACAACAGAGAATTTATCAGCAAGTACGAAGAAGTTATTTTATGTTTTGATAATGATAATGCTGGTAAGAAAGCTACAAAAGATGCACTTAAAATATTTCCGTTAGCAAAAGTGGCTATGCTTTCAGAGAAAGATGCTAGTGATATGCTAGTTAAAGGCAAAGGAAAGGAATTATATCAAGCTACTGTTTGGAATGCTCAAGTATTAAGACAGGGTGAGGTTGTGGATGTTCACGACTTTATAGACAAAGCTATGGAAAAACCTCAAATGGGATTAACATTTCCTTGGGCTACTCTTACTAGAGCTTGTTTTGGAATTAGACCGCATACAATTCATGTGGTTGGGGCAGCACCTAAGATTGGTAAAAGCGACCATTGCTATCAGTTAGTACATCACCTTGTTTACAATGAAAAAGTAAAGGTAGGTATGTTTGATTTAGAGAACTCACCCGTAAAAACTGCTAAAAAGTTAGCCAGTAAAGAAGCTAAGTTAGATTTTACTAGACCTGATAAAGAATACCCAGATGAATTACTAAGGGATACTTTAGAATCATTAGACGGTAAGGTTAGATTTTATGATAGGTCAGGCTCTAGGGATTGGGAAGATATAAGAGTAGCTATAGAGGAGATGCATTTATTAGATGGTATTAATATATTTATACTAGACCCGTTGACTGCCTTGATTTCAAAGTTTTCTAGCTCGGAAGCCAACGATAAACTTAATGAAATATGTACTGATATGGCAGACTTAGTACAGAATTATCCTATTACTATATTCTGTTATTCTCATGTTAACCCTAAACCTAAAAATAGTAAGAGCCATGAACAAGGTGCTAAGGTTTTAAGTTCTGAATTTACTGGAAGCCGAGCAATGGAAAAGTGGTTTCATTATGGGCATGGTATTATGAGGGATAGAACGGAAGAATGCCCACCGGAAAGAAAGAATATGTCCACCTTTCAGATGCTTTTTGATAGAGAATATGGACAGTCTTACAGTGCAGATGTATATTTTGATGAAGACACAGTAACTTATTTAGAACCAGATAGATGGGGTAAAGCAAGATGACAGATTATGTATGTGATATAGAGACAGATGGTTTAAAACCTACCCTCATACATTGTATAAGCCTATACAATATGGACACAAAAACTTTATGGTCATTAACTAACTATAAAGAAATGGTAGAGTTTATATGCTCTTTAACTAACAAAGATAGGTTAATAGGACATAACTTTATTCGTTACGATAAACCTGCAATAGAAAAAATATTTGGTATTAAATTACAAGTTCATATTGTAGATACAACTGCACTTAGTTGGTATCTTACCCCTGAAGGTGTTAATGGTAAACATGGATTAGCTTTTTGGGGAGAAAGATTAGGTGTAGCTAAACCTGTTGTGGAAGATTGGGAGAATCTACCCCTAGAAACTTATGTGCATAGATGTGAGGAAGATGTAAAGATAAATACTTTACTGTGGGAAAAACAAAGTGCTATGTTAGAAAAACTTTATGAGGGAAAAGATAGTAATAAATTAATTAGATATTTAGAACATAAAATGAGTTGTGCAGCACTACAAGAAGCTAGTCAATGGAAATTAAATATAAATAAAGCTAATAAATTATATGAAGAATTGACAGCAAAGTATCAAGTATCTGTTGATGCACTAGCTAGTGTAATGCCACAAGTACCTAAGACCGCTAAGCGTACACGCCCTGCTAAACCCTACAAGAAAGACGGTAGCTTATCTGCTACTGGTATAAAGTGGGATGAACTAACAAAGAAAAAAGATTTACCGTTTGATTATGATGGTGTTATAACCGTGATAGTTGGTTACAATGAGCCTAATCCTAGTAGTGTACCTCAGATAAAAGATTGGTTAGACTCATTAGGTTGGCAACCAGCTACTTATTCGTACAATGGAGATGGTAAAAGTATACCCCAGATTAAAAAACCAGACGGTAACTTGTGTGAATCTATAGATATTCTAATAAAAGATAATCCGGAGTTAGAGCATTTAAGAAATATGACTGT